GTACGCACTTCGGATATTTTCGCTTCGAACCCTTGCTTCGTCCACATGGTTGATACTTCCCATTCTTTTTTGGAGCTCCTATGTCTACCCATTTCTCCGATACCCATTTTCTTAATCCACCTTCTGCAAAATTCCTACGCACAACTTAATCTCTTTTTTCTAGCCATGCCAGCCATCAAACCACCATTACCGGCTTTTTTACGACTACCTTTTTTGCCACCAGGTGTAATTTTACCTGAACAAACTCCGGACGCATACATGTTCGCGTACGCCGAAGGGTAAACTTTGAATTTACGTTTCGCTGCTGCTTTTCCTTTTGCACAAAGTTTAGCCATTATGCGATACCCATTGCTTTTTTCATCATTGACTTAGACTTTGTTTTTTTACCTTTAGACATTAAAATTTTTTTCTGTAATTCTTTTGGTAAAGTTTTTTGTGCCTTCGTTAAAGTTGGGCCACCTTTATTATAATAGTTTCTCATTATTTTTTTCCTCCTCTAAATATTTGTGTTCCTTTTATACCATAAATACTTGCCACGACAAGTATCCATAAATTTGTAAACCAGGTCGGAAGCGATTGGAAATGCTCAAAGAAAACTTTTATCTTGTCCATAGCTTGCACGTCATCTGAAAAGACTCCATACGCCAAAACCAAAATGGGTAATGTCAAAATTACAAGAACCGCCTCGTCCTTATAATCCGATTGTCTCGCTTCTAACAATTTACCTTGGTAAGCTTCTTCACCACGGGCTTGTTTTTCAGCATGCAATAGTTGAGCGTCAGACATTGCAATTTTTGCCTTCTGCTTGTTAGCATAAATCTTACTTCCAGCAGAAACGGCTAATTTAAGTGCCGAAATCCACATGTTAGATCCATTTAGCTTTTTTAGACTTCTCTTTTAGCATTCTTTTAGTGCCTCTTACTTCAACTTCTTCACCTTTTGCAATAAAGTTGAAAGCACCATCTGCTGTAGTCTTAGATCTAGGGTCAATTTCAAGATTCATTTTGTCTTCTGACTTGATTTCAACAATTTTATCTAATTTTTCCATAATTTTTCTCCTTAGTTAATTTATAGTAACCTTTTTTTACTATTTTGTCATTATTATTCGTTTCCACCACGAATAATTTCAACATTTGGCATCATGTCTTTAGCATTTGGAAGAGTTTTACTCAAAACAGTTTTTTGAATTGATGTATCAGCTCTTAAATTTGCTAAATCTTCATTTTGTTCAAGTTTTTCTTCTTGATTTTGTTGATTCATCATTGCTCTCATCTTATCAAGATTAATTCTTTCTTGATCTTGCTCTTTTCTACGTTGATTTTCCATTGCTCTAAGGTCTAACTCTCTTGATCTTAGTTTTGCAATAGGATCATTGTCGAATTGTGAAGTAATTTCTTTTTCTTCCTTCATAAATTCTTCCATCATCTCTGCAATCAACTGAGCTTTTCTTGCTTCAATCTTTTGTGTAAGCATTTGTACCTGTTGTTGTAGACCAGGATTCTGTTGAGCCATTTGTTGCATCTGTTGTAGTTGAACTAATTCATCTCTGAACTCTAATTCAATTTGTTCTTGAGACATTAGACTAATATGTTCAAAAATATTCTTCTCTAATGAAGCCATAATCATTGGATTGTTTCTAGCAATGTTAGTTGCCATGAAATTTAAGTGAGCTGTAATGTGAGCTCTGTGATCTTGACCTGGAAACGCTTGAAATTGTTTTCCAGCTAACGCATCAATGTGTTCTAACGCCGGATCTTTTGGCATTGGTTGCATTGGTTTAATTAAAACTTGATCAATATTTTTTACACCTAAAGCTTCATACATATTTCTATATGCTTGATACAGATTGTGCATTTGTGGATTAGATGATGCCAGTTGCAACTCTGTTTGCGCTAGTGAAATACGCTGAGTCTGTGAAAAGATGTTGGGATCGGCAACTGGCAATATATCTACTCTATCATCAAAGTCAGTTTGTTTAACAACTCTTTGACCCCCAACTACATCGTACGGATATTCCGGTGGTAGATATAACTTGAATACTCTTGCTAGTAATTTAAATTCTTGTTTAAGAGCAGAGTAAATTCTTTTGTGAATTGCAGACATAGTTCTACTTCCTCTTTCAAGAAGAGCTACTGTAGTTCCAACTGCTGCTTGTTGATTGCCATCACCAACTTGTAAATCTGCTATTGATGCAAATCTTTGTCCTGCTTGAACAACGATACCCATCAAACTTAATAATGTTTGACTTGGTTCTTTAAATGGAAGCATCATAAATGAATCTCTTAAATTACCACCGGGTGCATCTACATCTCTAAACTCACCTGGTTGAATTGATTGTGCATCATCTCTAATTCTAATACCACGCATTTTAAATCCTGCAGGTAAATTAGATAAAGTTCCTGCATCTAATAATTGTCTTAATGCAGAAGTTGCAGTTCTTGATAATCCACCAATCATGTGAATCAAACCAAAACCATAAAAACCTAGTCCTGGTAAAAATTTAAAGTGTACAAAATAATTAATTTTATTTTTCATTGCATCACCTATTTCATAGTTTCTTCTAATAGATAAAACTTCACGTGAATTTTCTTCAAGTGTTACAATGTATGGGACCTTAATTCCTGATGGCTCACCAGTCTCTTGATTTACATCTTCAAAACCTTCTAAGTCTAAATCAATATGACATTCTAATAATGTATAAACATCGTCGTTTGTAGTTCTTGTTACTCCTTCAAGTTCTCTTTCCTTTTTTTCAATTTCAGTTTCTTTATCTCCAGGTTTTCCAATATCTATATCTTTATAGAATCCACCAACCTGTTGTTTTCTTAAATCGTTTTCAGAAATTTTTACACGATGGATGATTGCCTCTGCATCGTCTAATGAGGTAGCGGTGTAGGGTACAATCAAATCATCTGCAGGAACAAATTTAGAAACTGCTCTTTGTTCCATATCGTCATAGTAGACTTTTTTAAAAGCAGAACCTGCTAATGGTAAGTTAAATAATAACTGATCAAAATCTGGTTCGTACTCTTTCATTTTTTCCATTAACTCGTAGTTCATGAAATCTTTTACTCTAGCTGCTTGCTGAGTTTTTTCTTGCGATGGCATTCCAATTGTTTGAGTTCTAACTGGTCCATCTGCTGGAAGTAATTCTTTGTAAGCTAATGCTTGAAACTGTGTAACAGCTTCTGCTAGTACTGGGTGTGTTGCACCACTAGCCCCTGCAAAAGGTTCTGTTCTATTATTATATTTAAAACCTAAAAGGTCTAAACCTTGAGTATAAGTTTGTGCCCAATCTTTTCTTGAAGCTGTGTAGTCTTGATACTTAGAAGATAAATCTGAGGCTAGTCTTCCAAGTACATCGTCTGGTAAAAATTCTGCTAAGTTTGCATAATGCTCATCACCACCTTCAGGTGACGCTGCTGCAGGATCTAAATTAATATCTACTGATCCATCTTCGTTTTCTGAAACTTCAATATCATCAGGTGATTCTTGAACCGCTTGAACTTCTTCTACAATTTCTTCTTGAATCTCTTCTTCACCAGGAACATTAACTGTTTTTCGAACTTCGTTTGGAAGTGCTTTGTCTATATCTGCCATTATATTTTTTCTCCGTAAGTTTTATCTGTTTAACACCATTATAATTAATATTCAACCCCTGAGGCATGGGCCCTGATTCCGGAGGAATTGTTCTAGTAAGCCTTTTAGTCATTACCAAATTTTTTGTATAATTCTTGTCCTGGTCCTAAAGCAAATTCTTTATATGACATTCTATCATCATATCCACCTTTACCATCGAAGAAGTATTCTCTCATCCATTTTTCAGATTTAGGCATTGTACCACTACCCTGGTTTTTTCTTGTTTCCTCCATAGCCTGTTTTACTGCTTGACCAAATTCATAACCATCGTCCATAAGTTCTTTTACTCTTTTACTTAATTCTGCATCAGGATCCAGGGAGCCTATACCAAATTGTGCTCGGCCTCCATCAGCAAACTTTTTAAAATATTGTTCTGCAAATTTATCTATATCCATGCCAGTTGCTTCAAGGCCTCCGGCTTTAATATAAGCTTCTGTAACCATTGCATTGTATTCTGTATCTCCACCTTCTAACATATTGGTTCTATAATTTTCTATTTTCTCAGTTACCATTTCTCCTGTTTCACCAAATAATGGTTTAACAATTTTTAAATACTCATCTATTTCTAGTTCACCATTTTCATATGCTTTTCTTGAAAATATACCGACCATGTCAGCATAAGTTTTTGGAGACAAAGTATTAACTGCTGCTTCTGTGTCAAGCATGTCTAACATCTTTGTAAAATTTTTAGGTTTTTTAGGAGGGGCTTGGTCAGGCACTACAGGACTCCTGCAATACCGCCCATAGCTTTTTTTTCTATTTTTTTATCAGGACCAGGACCAATTGCTTGGTTTTTTTTATAGAAATCTTTTTTTAAAATAAACTTAGGTCCATCTCTTGTTACAACTTCTACATAATCATCCATATTAAACATGGTACTACCTTCACCTGTAGTTGTATCTCTTTGCATTGATTTAGATGGTTTAACAATTTCTTCTGTTCCACTACCATAAGCCATTCTCATAGATCCACCACCCATAGCCATAGCTCTATTCTCTTCCATCATTTTCTTTTTAGACACATAATTATCTAAATATTGATCTAAGGAAATACCTCTAACTGCAGGGTCGTCTTTTGATTTTAAATCGTTGTATTCGTTAATGACACCCATTAACTCAAGTTGAAATTCTTCTTCAGCAGTTTCTGATGCCATTTTAATTGATGGAGCTTTTCTTAAAGATCTAATTCCACCTTCATCTTCATACTCTTCAGGATCGTTAAGGTCTTCTAAAGTTTCACCCATCTCGATCATTCTAAGCTGATCTTTTAATCTTTGGTCTAGTTCTCTATCGTCAATTGCCATAATTCCTAATAATACACTTTTGGAGTCTGTTGTAAAGGCTCATCTTCATAATCTTCAGGGTGTTTAATTAATCCACCTTGCCTGAATCTCATCACTGCTTGAGTCATAGAATCGACTAAGTCATCGTGATCTCCATAAGGAAAAGCAGCACATTCTTCAATTACTTCTTGTGCAAACTCCATATCAGCAGGTGCATATATTTTACCAGACTCAAACAATGGAGATACTGAATTAACTCTTGTATGTTTATCATTACCACGTGATGGTGTAAAATTTATTACAGGTATTCCAGATTTTCTTAATTCATAAGTCAGAGGGAGCCCGGATGCTTTGCCCTCTATGATCACTGTCTCCGGTTGCCAGTAGCCGTATTGATCTAATGCAACACGTCTTAATTCTGGAAACTCAAATCTACCTTTAATAGAATCAACTAACATTAAACAAGGACCACTATCTTCATTAGGATGAAATACACCCCAGGTGGTAATAGCAGAATAGTCGGCAGTTTCTTTTTTCATGAAAGCTGTATCATAAGATTGTATGACATGTTCTAATGGAGGAATATCATCTTCCCAATTTTGCCACCATTCTCTTTTAATCAAAGCTCCTTCTTCACCGGTTGGGTTCTGCATATATTGTGCATTCCATTTTGATAATGGAATAGATGCTTTAACTCCTTCTAAATCTTTTAGATTCCAATATTCCGGCCACAGGGGATCACCTGATGGCATGATAGCAGGAAACTCAATTAGTTCCCATTGATCAGCTTTAGGTTCTTTTTGTGCTTTAAGTAATCTACCTGCTAAATCTTTTTCATTCCATCTAGTCATTACAATAATAATTGTTCCACCAGGTTGAAGACGTTGACGTGGACCAGATGTATACCACTCATAAGTTCTCTCAAGAGCTTGAGCATTCATTGCATCTTGCTCAGTATGTGGATCATCAATGATTAGAAGATCAGCACCACGACCTGTAATTGCAGATCCAACACCGGCAGCATAGTATTCACCACCTTGTTGTGTTTCCCATTTACCGGCAGCTTGAGAATCTTCTTTAAGTCTTGTTTTAAATACTTCCTTATATTCTGGAGTATCCATAAGTTGTTTTGCTTTACGTCCAAACCTTACCGATAATTCAGTTGTGTTAGTTGATTGAATAATTTTTAATTTAGGATTTCTACCTACCATCCAGGCAGGAAATAAATAACTGGCAAATTCAGATTTAGTATGTCTAGGTGCCATGTTAATTATAACACGTTTTGTTTTACCAGTAGCAATGTCATTAAATTTTTTAGCAACATCTTTGTGATGTCTACCTTCTATAAAATCTGGCCATACGTGTTTAACGAAAGCCATGAAGTCATTTTTAATATCTGTTTCTTTTTTCTTCTCTTTCCATTTATTCATGTAAAGAGCGAATTGCCTTTTAATATCAGGCGGCAGCTTATCTAGATTTTTTAATTTCTCTTTGTCCATAATTGCATTCGAAAAAAAATTTTGCAAAATTTTTTCAGATATGTTTTCAAATAACCAAAAGTATTTTAGGGTTACTTATATATAAAACCTTATATTTTACTAAGTATATAGAGACTCCTATAATTTACAAGCTGATTAAAGTCACAAGAAAGTTCAAAGTTTCTATGGGTCTTGGTACCTCTATCAAGTTCGAGCGAGCCGGGGGGGGGGTGGTGGCGACGAACGAACGAGCGAGCTCGCTCAGGCCACCGGAGGCCGAAGGCCGACGGCATGGTTCCGGCGCCGAAGGCGCCGGAAAATTTTATTGCCTGCGACATTTTGTCGCATGTGACATTTTGTCACATGTTGTTGCACCACGCGACATTTTGTCGCGTGGCTTATTAACACTAGGAGGTTGTTAATCTAGTAATTCAAAATACTCCTTTGTGAAGTTCTTTTGAAACCAAGTAATACCCTTTTGCATTAGGTCATAATCTTGGCTTAATTCTGCGCCTGTGATTGTGTCATAGATTGCAACAGCAAACGCAGGAAGTTTGACAAATACTTTATGATCTTTGTCATTAAATCTATGAGGTACAGTTATCATTTTAGTTGGCTCTTTACCAAAAAAACATTGGTCAAATGGTGTTGGTATTGTGTAGTCTTTATTATTGTATTTAATTGTTTTCATTTTTATTACTCCTTGTTAATAA